TGTGATTGAAAAGGTTTTTTGGTTCTTTTTCTTACGCTGGTCGCCGCACTCAGGGCACCTCACCCTTGAGTCACGTTGGTGCCCCAGCACATACTCATCCAAACTCATAACACTTGCCTACCCCCTATTTTTGTGATATTGGTAGACTCTAGTACTGTCCTAGACTAGGAAAGAAACAGCTTAGTTCATTACTATTTTTAATATTTAGTAATGTCCTAGACTAGAACAGTCCTAGATGTAACACTCCTAAAGTCCAAACTTAGCCCCCGCCACAGGGGGCTTTTTTTAGCCCAGCTCTTCCATCACCATGCGAGCGACCACTCTCTGCTCGGTCTGACTCAGCAACAGCATTTCGTCGAGGGCGTCCTGCAAGCCGACTGGATAGCCAGCGATTTCGCAGTGAGCAAGAAAAACAGGGGATTGCAAATACTTAATGGCATCCGCTTTTTCTTGGGATTGACCACCTACCAAATCACGGATCGCTTGGAATATCACCTTTCCGTATACCATCTTGTAGGTGTCTGACATGTATTTCTGCCCGAGGGTTTTCCTTGTCAACCCCGCCCCAATAAATATGTTTTTCTTTCACCTGCCGATCATTCTTATACACCAGTCCCTGCAAGCAGTCCAGTATTAACGACTCATCAAGGTCAGGTCGGCGACTCGCATAGAATATTTTTATGTCCACGGCGACATCTTCAGTGAATGGCTCGTCAAGTTGGGGACACTGCTGAGAAAACGACTTAACATAGTCCAGCGCTTTTTGTGATTTGATGAACAGCGGGCGCCCACTCTTACTCTTGACAAGTCTACGGCTATTCGCCTTGCTACACGGCTCACCAATTACAACAATACTTATTGACATAGATACAACCCATCATATAATTAGCGTCGAACATTAGCAGGGAGGTTCGATCATGAGCAAGATGGGCCGTTATGTTTATCAACTGCAAGAGGAGAACGAGCAGTATGACTATCCAGATAGAGAAGGGTGTACCGATGCCGAATCGCACCCGCTTGCCAGAGTTACCGTTTACGGCAATGGAGATCGGAGACTCGTTCGTCGCCCCCGTACCTTCGACCGACAACCGCTTGATACAGGCGCTGAGGCAGAGAGTGACAAGGTATCAGAAACAGAATCCCCCCAAGAAGTTCAGCGTCGTGCAGGACGGCGAGAGCATGAGGGTGTTTAGGGTCATATGATCATAACCAACCAGCACAATCTGCCTGAGCCTGTTTTCAAGGCGCTCACGCACAGCGATTACAGTCGGGGATCAAGCAACCGCTCGGTTACTCAACTGATTGACTCGCCGCGTGTTCGCATACTCAGGAAAGAGCATGACGACGAAATCTTTGAAGATGCCTCGGACATGTTGTGGTCAGTGCTGGGAACGTCCGTCCACCATATGTTTGAACAGCACCAGCCCGATGGCCACATCGTGGAAGAGCGCCTTTATGCAGAGGTGGAAAACTGGGTGATCAGTGGGGCGATTGATGTTCAGCGAGCGGAGTCAGATGGGTCAGTTACAGTTCTCGACTACAAATGCACCTCGGTTTGGTCAGTCATTTACGGCAAGAAGGAGTGGCACAACCAGCTTAACTTCTATGCTTGGCTGGTTGAGCAGTCGAAAGACATTGAGGTTAACAAGCTACAGATCGTCGCCGTGTTGCGTGATTGGCAACGCTCCAAGGCCAGCTTTGAAGAGAATTACCCAAAAGCCCCTCTGGTGATTGTGGACATACCTCTTTGGTCTCAACAAGTCAGGGACAAGTATGTTCGTGACCGAGTCAAGCTACATCAGGACGCCGAGTTCGAGCGCTTAACCGGAGGGAGTCTGCCGCTGTGTTCGGACGAAGAGCGCTGGAAAAAGGACAGCACATTTGCGGTGATGGCTAAAGGCCAGAAGCGCGCCAAGCGTGTTTTTTCTGACCGGCAATCCGCTGAAGACTACATTGCCCAGCAATCGGGCGCTGGTCTGGGTGTCGAGGAACGGGCGGGTAAGTGTACCCGTTGCGAAGATAACTGGTGCCGCGTAGCGCAGTTCTGCGATCAGTATGGGGAGGAGATGTGAGCGATCCATTGGGCACTGACCCTGAGTTCTATACGAGGGTGGTAGGCATGATGCAGGCGTCCACGCCTAAACTGCAAATCACCGTCAATGGAAACCGGCTGGCTTTTTATCTAGCCGACAAGTATATCGGCGAGCTGACAACCGCCGAGTTTTACAAAATGAAACCTAACGAAGTTTGGAAAGCACTAGGAGTAAGCGATGTCTACAAAAAAGGATACCTCCTCTGAAACGCTGTACAGCGCCCTTGTTAAGCTCAGGGGCGTGCTCAGCAATCCAGAGAAAAACTCAGTCAACCCGCACTACAAAAGCAAGTACTGTAAGCTGGAAGATTTGATTGCACACGTCAGAGGGCCGCTCAGCAATCACGGCCTCACGTTCGTACAGAATATTGTCAACGAAGAAAAATCTGTCATGGCACAAACAACCATAATCCATGAGTCAGGCGAGGCGATGACGCTGGACGGACCCGCCGTTCTCATTGACAAGTTTACGCCACAGGGTGTTGGTGCCGCTTGTACATACGCAAAACGGTACGCGATTTGTAGCGCCTTTGGCATCGAATCTGACGACGACGATGACGCCAACCTCGTTGAAGACCAGTTCAAGGACAAGGACAAAACGAAACCGCCAGTAAAAACCAAGGCCGCACCCAAGCCAATAGCGGAGCCAAGCAATGTGACGCCGATCAAGGCGGCAGACGGCAAGGCGCCTCAGAGTATTGGGTCAGAGGAAGAGGCGCAGAATGTCGTCAACTTCATCAAGGAGACGGTAGACACTTTCGCCGCCGGCTCCGAGGCTCAGCTAATTGATTTCTGGAAGCAGAATAAGCAGGTGATTGACCTGCTCGACAACAACTTTAACGAACACTATCAACAACTCAAGTCGCATTTCACTGCGGCAAGAGCAAAGCTGAAGGAGGCTAACTAATGAGTAAGTATCACAAGACCGAGGGTGGGCTTTGGGTCAACACCGAGAAGTCGAAAGCCAACCAACCCGACCGCACCGGAACCTTGGCGGTCTCTCGCGAGCAATTGAAAGGGTTGATTGCGATGGGCAAGAAGGGCGAGACCGTCAAGATCAAGATTGCGGCATGGGACAGGAAGGCTCAGGACACCGGACAGCCCTATCAGTATGTAACTGGTGAGGTCTATTGGGATGGGGAAGAAGAATCAGCCCCGACACCTCCCCCGCCCCCACCCGAGCCTGTTGCGGCAGGAGAGGATGACTGGCCGTTTTGATTCGATCCAAGAAACTGCTCGACGCGGCTAAGGATCAAGCGTGCGTCAACTGCGGGGCCAGAGATGGAACCGTGGTTGCCGCGCACTACACTGGGTTGCGTAGCCATCTGCTAGGAAAGGGCACCGGCCACAAGCCGCATGACCTGTGCGTTGCAGACCTATGCCACAGATGTCACCACAAGTTTGACGTGGCGCGTGATGGGTCATCCTTTGAAAAAAAGATTGACCTCAGTGAGCAGTTTTTATTCCTGATAATTCAGACGCTAGTTAGGCGCATTGGTCAGGGTGTTATCACAATCAAGGGAGAGAAGAATGCCAGAGCACAACCCCATAGTAAGATTAAGGGCTCGCCCAACCAGAAAAAGGGCGATTGATGCCATGTGTGCCCACTGCATGGGTTGCACAGATGACGAAATAGAATCAGGCTTTAAGCGCCTTATTCGGGAGTGTACGTCACTCAAATGTCCCTTGTGGCAATTCAGGCCGTATCAAACAAAGGAGCAGAAAGATGCAACTGCACATACCTAGAACCAAATCCATTCAGTTAATGAATGTATTTCAGTTTTTGTCATCCGCATTTCCTGACGCGGTCAGGGATCTTATAGACACAAACAAGCAGGCACCGCACGGCGTCACGATTGAAATCAAGCCGCTTCGTAGTGCACGCACAAGGCCGCAGGAGAATTACTACCGGAAGCACTGCGCCGAGTTCGCCAGATTCTGCGGTATGACGCCAGATGAAATGCACGAAGAAATGCTGTGCCAGTGCTACGGATCTACCGAGCACGCAACCAAGTTCGGGATCAGAAGGAGACCGGCGAAGCGTAGCGGAGACGCCAGTAGAGGTGACTACTCAGATTTAATTGAGACGCTGTGTCGGGTGGCCGCAGAGGTTGGCTACTACGTTCCGCCGTCAGAGGATCGCCTGTGACAAGAATTAAGGTGGAGCTGGAGGGTGAAGCCTACGCAGATGTGCTGTCGGCGATGAATAACTTCACTCAGGAAATACTGGACAGGATTGAGGAGATTGAGTCGCTACTAGACAAGATCGCATCTATGACTGGCGCCAATGCAGAAACGCTGGACACACTTCACGATGCGATTGTGAGGCTGGAAAAGGCAAAAGAAGCCCTAAACCTAAGCGTTGACCGCTGTGCTGATACATCTGACTAAGAAAGACGTTCACGATTCTGCGCTGATGGGCGCGGACACCGTCAAGTTGTGCGAAATGCAGGGGTTTCCGCCACGGCTGGAGAATGATAAGCAGTCAAGAGTTGAGGCAAATATATACGGATTCAAAGCGGAGTTCGCAGTAGCCCGACTGTTTGGGCTGGAGCCCCCCACTGTCAACGTGCTGACAGATGGCGGTGTTGATCTATGGTTTGATGATATTTCAATTGATGTAAAGCTGACAAACAGAGAGGACGGGCCGCTGGTTTTCGACAACATTGACAAGTTCCAAGCTGATTGTGCGGTCTTGGTTTCAAAAACGAATCATCCCGCAAGGATGAGGATTCTTGGCTTTGTAACCAAAAACATGTTTGAGTCAAATTCATATGCTCACGATTTTGGCTATGGACAGCGCTTGGTCATGGACGCGAAAAGCATGAAGCCGATAGAGATGCTGTGGAGGAAAATGATGGAAAGGCGGTTCTTGGGAGGGGGAAATTGAGACACTGCTATAGATGCAACAAGTCGGGCGTGCCGATCAAGGACGCACTGTGCGACAGGTGCAAGGAAGAGATACTGAGAGAGATGACCCCAGCAGAATGGCTGATCCCGTTTGGTGTTG